CGTGGTTTCTGGAAGAAGGTGTTGACGTTTGCGTTGACGCCGGCAGCAGTAACCTGACGACGCCAATCGTCGCGTAAAGCCCTTGTCGGCGTGACAACTAGACAATCGAGTCTGTCTTCGGCAGCGAGTAGACGCACGACAGTGCTTTTCGCGGCACCAGGGGCGCCATCAAGATAAACCGACGGACAAGTTACGACCGCGCCGAGTGGCAAATTATTGGCGAAATCAACGGCGAGGTCCCACATCGCTATCTGCTCTTCGGCCAACGGTCGCGGACCATAAAGTGAACGAGCAAGCGCACCGTTGACGACAACATCGTAATAACGCATTGGCCGGTTGACAGTGATTCGTCGCAAAAGCTGTACAAGGCCGCGATCAGGAGCGCAAATATTGAATGGTTCAACGATATTATCAAGCGACTCCTCTGTAGGATAAGCGCGGTAAAAATTGCGTGCGCAGCGTGAACGTCTATCCGGCATCGGGTACATCTCACCTGCAGGTTCAAAAGGCGCATTGCAGAAAACATCGTCGCCAATCGGTATATGGATCGCATGCGGATCAGCACCAGGCGCACGAGGCATGACGTTACGATCAGCAGGTAGAAAAACGGGAGCATTACCATCATCATCATCCGCAAGCACAACCACTTCGTCGGCGACAATAAAATTGGCGGGCACGCGTTCGATGATAGAGTCGAGTGAGCCGGCTTCAGTTAGTTGATCGTCGAAATCATCAGGTGGCAGACCAGGTACGGCGGGTCGGTGCTGCGCTGGTATACGCTGCGGCGGGACAACATCAGCCAGTAACCGCTCTCTCGGGACGACAATCAAGGGGTCTTCGACGACGGGCTGGGGCACATCACCATCAAAAGCATTGTAGACTCCACGTAGGAACGCAATCTCGTCATCAACCAACACCTCGATAGCTGGTTCAGCTATCACCGCATTGGCGTCATTCGGTTGATAAACAAGGTTACTGACAAAATCGGCTGGTACGCGACCGACGACACCGGAAAAGCGCCGGTCATGGAAGAGCGCACGCGGTGCCCATTCAGGCGGTTCGTCGTGGTCAGGATCATGCAAATTGATGAATGGATCGAGATCGCCATAATCGAACAAGGCAGTATCATAACCGACTCTCGGTGCATCAGACTTAAAGTCATCATCGTCCAAGTTTGGTAGCAACGGCGGATAACAATTGGTAGCCTGTGGTAGTAATCCGGATGGTTCACACTTGAGGGAATACACGGCATTATGACCGGTGCCGCACATTAGCATGATCGTATTACGAGACCCGTATTGGACGGCCAGTTCATCTCGGTCAATATTTTTTCCGAACCACCAGTCAAGAACCGGTGAACCCCGCGTGCCTCGTCTATTCCGATGCAGCTGAAACGTTAGCAGGTCATACCAATACTGTTTTGAACGTGACAGGTAGCCGCCATTGCGATTATAGAAACGATCAACCTCTTTCGCTAAAGCGCCGCCAGCAATTTTGAAATCGCGTGAGTTGATGACAGTCGCCAAAATTGCGTGACCGACGACAGAGAAAAATTCAGCATTACTCAGGTCCAGCCGATTCTCTATAACGTCTTTACCGATAGTAATCTTAGCGCACTGACCGCGTAACTTGTTGGCGACCGGTACAAACGAAAGCTTCTCGTCGGTCAAAGTCGCGGCGAAAGACACAAGAGCATTGAAACGCCGGGCTGGTAATGAAAAGTAACGTGAACCTTCATCGACAGTGAAATCCGGTTTAAGCAGAGGCAAGACGACGAACTGATCCTGCCCGATTAACCAGCTCGACGGGTGTGTTTCATGCGATCCTTCGATGACACGCAATTCGAGTAGGTGTAATGTGCCAAATGAGCGCAGGGATTCAAGCTGAACATGGTGACCAGGCAGCAACGGCAATGGTGCGCACCAAGAGAGCATGGCAGCGGCGTCGTCATTGTAACCACAAGAACCGCCTTCCATATGCGTCGTTGATATAATACCACCACGTCGAATGAAATGTAAACCGCAATCTTGGTCGACGTAATTATCAACACGTTCATCCAATAATACGGCAGGTAGATGCTGTAAGATGTAAGCACGACGTATTCCCTTGGCGGCGCAAACTCGAATGACGTCACCGACGTGCACGGAATGGCAGCTGAAAGGGGCAACGAGGACGCTGGCACCAGTATGCGAGCAATCTTGTATCTTAGCTCGACATGAAATCCGATCCGCTACGAGCCGCCTCGCAGGCGTAGACAATTCAGTATGCCGGTACTTGTCACGGCCAGTTAGGAACGGAGCGGCATTATGGACGAGATGCGGCATGACGTTTGCCTGCGTGATACTAAGTCCAACACCAAGTACGACATCTGATTCAGATATCCGAGAACACATCATGGTGAAGAACATATCGCGGGCAGCGGCGAGAATCGGGTGAGAATGCCCGCCGGATACTGGTCGCATGAGAAATTCATTGCAAACAGCCTGCAAATCAAGGAAACGTTGCGAGACAGGCGCCGGAACATCAATCGGAACCATTACATCAAAACCTTGCAAAACCGCATTCTGCTCTTGAAACAACCGCGCGCTGAAAGGCGTTTCATGCGGATCAAAACCCGCAGCATCTTTATGCGCAGCAGCGATCACCGGCGGGACGGCCGTCAGACGAGAACGACATGGCCGCAATTCGTAGTTGATGATTTGCAACGGGCCGATGTGAGGTCTTTTGGTCGTCTTGAAAACGGGTGGTAACACGTGAACATCATCGTAGATCCGACTGTTGCCGTGTCGACCAGCTTTCTGACATAGCACAGCGGCAATACGCAGCATGAACGACACAAGTGACGGTGCGAACAAACCACCGTTAGCGATGAAATCAGCCGCGA